CATCAGCAGAAGCGTAGAAAAACGCGCCAACGTCGGTCTGTGCCGCACCCGAATGGGCCAGCCAAATGCGACCTGTTTCCACTTCCACTTTCGCGTGAGCGGATCCGTCGGCGATATGCTGCTTTTTTATCACTCCAATCGGAACCTCGTTGGCTACATCAGCAGCTACCTTGATGTAACCATCCGTCCCGATATTCATAATGCCGCCCTTATAAAGCGTATCAGCGGCGCCAGCCTTGATCGCCAATACCTCTGTGGGATTGACGGTCTCGTAATTAATATCACCAGTTAATGCCATTTATCTCCTCCCCTATGACAGTGCTTTCTTCAGCGTATCGATATAAAGATAGGTGGTACCTTCTTTGTCCACGCACAGCCCAAGACAGGCGGTGATCGTCGATTTTTCAGAAGCATAGATAACCCCGTCGTCGGCAATCGCGTAGAAAAGCTCTCCGATATCCGCCTGAACTGCTCCACCATACAGCGTATTCGTTACCGTGAAAGGAACGGCATCCCCTTCGTCCTCCGATGGAATTGAGTATCCACGGGTCGAAGCAACAAAGGTGCAAGTCGCAGTATCTACGGTTACATCAATATCCGTTGCAAGTTCTACCGCTGTCTCTATTGCCAGAGCGATATCTCCTACGGTGGTGGTGGTCAAGATATCTACCTCGATACCGGTATAGCCAAGACCTTCCAGCGGACCGCCTTCATCACCTGGATCATCCGAACCAGCTGCTACATCGGTCCAGACATAATAGGTAGTCTCGCCATCGGAGACGAGGAAATAGGCACCGTCATAGTTGACGTTGCTTGCACCCCCGGCGCCGCAAAGTACCGTACTCTGGTGCTGGCTCTTTTTGGCGACGAGAACCTTTCCGGTTTCGATCTCTACTGTCTCGACATGAGACCCCAGGGCGACAACCTGTTCCTTGCACAAGCCGAGAGGTACGATATTCGCTCCGTCAGACGGCACGCAGACATATCCATCGGCTCCCACGGCCATGATCGCTCCCTTGTAAAGCGTATCACCGGCGCCAGCGAGGATTTTCAGGATCTCGGTAGGATTGAGAGTTTTATATTCCCGGTCTGCTGTAAGTGCCATTTACTCATCCTCCTTCTTGCCAAGGATACGCTTATCGATTTGCTCATCCGTAAGTCCCAGGTTCTTGTAGGCCGCGCGGTCTTTCTCAGATACTCCAAGCCCTTCTTCGCGCTCTTCGCCACCTGCGCCGGTCCCTCGCGTGGACAAATCGACAACTGGCTCCTGTTTCTCCAGGAGCTTCTTGGTTCCCTCCGGATCCCGGTCAAACTGATCTTCCCATCGATCCCGGTTCTTCGGGGTTATCTTCCCTTCCGAAAGAGCCTCTTCGATTATCCGGCGTTTTTCCGTCTTGGCGTTCTTCGCTCTCAGATCGGCGAGTTCTTTCGAAGCTTCTTGTTTTTCATTGAGCAGCAGGTTTATCTTCTCATCCTGCAGCGCAACCTTTTTCTGCAAATCTTCTATGGATTTGCTGAGCTCGGCTTTCTCCGCCTCGCGCTCTTCAAATCCAAAGATCTTGACGATCCTTTCTCGGGATTGTGCATACCAAGGATCGTCCACCATTTTCTGAAGCTCTTCATCATCAATAGCGATGAGTGCCTCAGCTAATTGATCTTTAGGACTCTTCACTTCGTCCCCTCCCGTGTTATTTGATTTATCCCCACTATCCTGAGCGGGAATAGTTACCTGTTTGTTTTGCTCCCTGGCTTTTGCCGCCAGCTGTTTGATTTTGTCCGGTATGTTGTTGTAACCAAACTTTGTCACGTCGAAGGCCAGTGCTGCCACCTGTCCGTATTCCACTACGCTGTCGGCGAAACCCGCCTTCACCGCCTCCTCTGCCGTGAACCAGGTTTCATCTTTCATTTTTTCGATGATTTCCTCTTTCATCAGATTGGAATTCCTGGTATAGATGTTCGCCAGTTGACCGCCCATCTTGTCGAGCACGTCGGCGATTCGGCGCATCTCCTTTGCGTCTCCAATCGCCCAACTCCAGGGATCGTGAATCATGAGATACGATCCTTCGCCCATTACTAGCTCTTTTCCGGACAGTGCAATAACTGAAGCGATAGAGGCTGCGACACCCAAGACTTCAACGCTCAACTTTGATCGGATTCCTGATAGCAGATTGTATACGGCCATCCCATCGGTGATGTTTCCACCTGGAGAATTAAGAAAGAGCTTGACTTGTTTGTTTTTCTTGATCGCATCAAAATCTTTCTTAAACTCATCTAGTGTAACTCCGAAGTAGCCGCCGATTTCATCGAAAATCGAGATTTCGGCCACGTCGTCTTTCGTTTCGATCGCATACCATTTTAATTTTTCCTGTTTTGGTTTTTCAGGGAAATTGATCATATCGGATTCCTCCCCGGCCGGCTCGAACATACCATCATGCTCCTGGCAATGCTTTTTTGCATCTGCTTCCGTCCAAACTTCTTTGTCATATCGATAGGCTTGAATCTCGCTTTTATTCTCTTTAATGCCGTAAATCACATCGATGCATTTCCCGTCGTGTTTCTGTTCGCAGTTTTCACGAGCAAACTTATCGTATTTTGCAGGATCCTTGAGCCGACAGGCATGTTCATTCGGATACGGCATTTTCTTTCTCCTCCTCCTCCTCTTCCTCATCTTCTTCCTCAGAATCCCGCTTCGGCATCCGCAGTATTCCTCGGAGATCGTTCTCGAGCACCTCGCTCCATTTCAGCGCCCCGGTCTGCACCAGGTAGCCGATGGCTTCCAGGGCAAGACTCTGCACGCGCTTGACTTTGAATGTCGGATAGTGCTCAACTTCCCAATTCAAATCCACGAGCTCGCGCACACAGAATCGGTTTATTACCTCGGCGATATAATCCGCCCAGGCCTGGATCGACATGAGAAAGGCATCGAAGAAAGTCTGACCTAGCGCCCTGTTGCCGGCTTTCGCGGTCCCGAGACTGATGAACATAGCAAGCATGGCCGTAGCGATCGCTCCGTCGTAGTATTTTATCGAGCCCAGAACGTCCGTTCCTTTTCCTTCTTTGCCGCCGATAACCTGAAAGTTCCATCCTTCATTTTTCAACACGTAAGCTTTTTCGTTCGCGTGAATATCTTCGAGAAGCTTCTCGGCCTCTTTCCACGGATCACTTCCCCGTTCTACACCTTTCGGAACTGTCATCTCCGGGATCCCCGCGCCCCAGCGGTCGTGCATGATCGAGTTGATTTTTTCCAGCGTGTCCTTGATGTACCACCCTTTGTACGCGGGTCGTAAAATCGGAATCCCCTCCCAATTGTCGCCTTCCTTTTCCGTGCTAAAGACGAGCAGTTTTTCGATCGGGATCTCTATTCCTTTCCAGTCTGTACCCTGCTGCACCATGTGTGTGAGACGATTTTTATCTTTGTCGAACTTCCAGCCGGTAACCGATTGAGGAAGACGCGGATCCAGCTTTCGGGGAAGAATCAGGCCGTCCCGGTATTCGTAGACCTTTTCCAGAGCGGAAAACCCGAAAGGCAGCATCAACAGAGCATGACGGACCGTATCGTCCCAGGTTATCGTCATCTCCTCAAGCAGCGCCTTCTCGAGTATCTTTGCGATCTCTACGTCCCCTTTCTCCTCGCTTCCAGGTTCCATGTAATAGTCGGCCTGCCGTATCGGTAGCGTGATGGCGCCCAACACCGCCTTGACCTGGTGGTCGTTACGCCGCATTCTGTCGTAAATCACCCGACCGGCCGCTCCGTCTAGTTTTCGGAGGTACTCACCCGTATTGGCATATCCCCAGTGTCCCGTGTTGCCGGCGACACCGATCTCTTTCCCGTGGGGAATGCGCCTTTTCTTCTCCGCCCCTCGAAACGAAGAGATTATAGATTTGATCGAGAACCGTTTGCTTGCCATTAGAATTCCATACTTCTCATACCCGCAGCAGGAGGTTTGGGAGTCGGATCATTTACGAAATGCTCCGGATGGGCGTCGTATAGCAAAACCGCCCTGCCTAGAGCCATGATCGAGGCCACTACACCATCTATACGTTTTCCCGTCGCTTCCCGTCGCGGCTTCATCGGCATGATGTTACCCTGGCGATCGCTCTTTACCTCAGTACAGGAGATCATCCATCTCATAATAGGATTGCCATCATGAGCTATTTCCTTCGCCAGAACTTTTCTTTCGAATGTATCCGTTGGCATCGCCATACCGGAAAATCGTTGATTTATCGGAACCATCGTAAAATCGGCTTCGCTCAAGTGATTGACAATTTCTTGGGCTTTCCACGGATCGTAGGCAACTTCGAGAATCTGGTATTTTTTCGCATCTTCGAAGATTTGCTGTTCGATAAAATCGTAATCGATGACATTTCCCGGAGTGGTGTAAATCAATCCCTGCTTGACCCAATACGAATAAGGAACCTTGTCCTTTCGTTCCCGTTCGATAAGATTTTCCTCCGGGATAAAGAATCGATAGAGAAACTGAAATCGTTCTTCATCTTTTGTTGGAAGGAAACAAAGCGCGAGGGCTGTAATATCTTGAGAAGCCGAAAGATCCTTCCCCAGAACACAAGGAAGAAAAGTGAGCTCTCCGGGATCTATCGGAGATTCACATGCCTTCCAAACATCGTCGAGAATCCAGCGAGTCTCCGCTTGAGTCCAGATATTGAGGTTTTTCGTGATGATTCTATTCTGTTTCGCTGGCGAGATAAGAGCTAATTTGATTCGATCTTCGAGATATTTCCATTCAACAGATACACCCAAATTGGGATTCGCCTTGATCCATGTTTTCGGATCGGCCCAATCATCTTTCTCATCCAGTGTGTAGATGATGCAGAAGATATTTTCAGGAATCGGTTCTATCGATCGTTCAAGAATCTTTTCAGCCAGGAGTTGTTCTTCTTGATAGCAGGCCGAGTTTTTATCAAAACCTGCTGTGGTAATGATGTAAATCATCGGCTGCCTACGAGCTCCCATACCGGATTCCATAACTTCGAGCATCGAATTATCGGCATGAGCGTGATACTCATCGACTACGACGAAATGGGGATTCAAAGCATCTTCGGTTTTAGAATCCTTGCTAAGAGGCCGCATAATTGAGGCCGTTCCCGGAATAACGATTGTATGATTCTGTTTGTAATGCTTGGATCGATTGTCGAGAGCCGGATGCCGCTCGATTTGACGCTGAGCCTCATCCCATGCTTTTTTTGCCTGATCCTTTTTCGTCGCCGTGAAATATATTTCTGGTCCTATCTCTTTAGGACTATCGGTGAAAAAACAGTAATTGGCGGTCGCCGCCGCATCTACTGTTTTCCCGTTTTTACGGCCTACCGTGATATAGGCTTTAGTGAATCTACGACATCCATCCGACTTACGGCGCCATCCAAATAAAACCCAATCGATGAACTGTTGCCAGGGCTCGAGCCGGATCCGCGTGTCATGCAGTCTCGGATTCGCCCATTCTCCCTGTGTATGGCGAAGGGCTTGCTTGAAATCGATAACCCGCTTGGCCTCTTCTTCATCGAAATAAAACGGGAAATCGGGATCATCTTTCTGCACTCTCTCCAGGTCGTTCAGTTGACGCTTTACGGCGAGCTTGACCCATTTGCAGGTTACTTGCTTGCCAGAGAGAACATCGTTCATATACTGAGCAGCCGAATACTGTATTGTCATGACAGCCGCCAGCAAAACGAGAATAAATATAACCAGGTCGCGCAGTATCCTCTCACTTTTCATCTAACATCCTCTGGATAGGATCCTCTTCGTCTTTTTTTGGCTCCGGTAGCTCAATTCGATTCCTCGAAGCCGGTGTCAATCCAAACTCAACGAGATAGGATTTGTAAAGTTGAAACGCCTTTTGCATGGCAGTCAGTTCTGGGATCGTCTGAGAATTGCGTCCCGCCAGGTATTCGGCATAGGTCCTCTTCCGCCTCTTTCCAGTCACCGGATCGGTGGTCCAGGTCCGGATCGATTTATCGAACTCCTTGTAGAGCCCGTAGTTGAAGCAGCAGACCTCGAGGGCCCCCAGGTCGACGACCGTGAGAAGGCCTTTGTCTACGAGCTCGGCAGCCAGGCTCTTCCATAGCTTTTTGCCCTGCAGAGGAAGATTAGAAGGCGGTCTCGGAATATTGCTGACTACTTCCGGTTCTGGTTCGCGTTTAGGATTACGATCCTTCCGGAAAGTACCGTGGATGATTTTTGATTTGCGAGGTTTTCTGTTTTGCCCTCCTCTACTCATTCAAAACCCCTTATGCCTTCGCTGACATCTCCGATGCGCACTTTGC